TTTAAACGAAATTGACCAGTACGCCAAGCACCGCTTAAAGGCTCGTTACTACGGTAGATATGTTGATGACATTGTTATGTTTGGCGAATCAGGACAAGAGCTATCAAACAAACTAACGCAGCTGGATGCCTTCGCGCATGAGCACTTGCGCATTGCTTTTCACCCCAAAAAAACTTACGTCAACAAAGTCCAGCATGGTGTCAACTTTGTCGGTTACATCATCCTCCCGCATCGTCGCTATATCAGGCGTTCCATCATTTCCAATTTGATGCAGAAGCTGGAGGATGCAGACTTTATGGCTGATGCAGACGTGCCTGCATCGGTTAATAGCTACCTAGGAATGCTTCGTCATGTCAACGGCTACAAAGCTCGGCGCAAGGTTTGCCAAAGGCTTTGGTGGTTAGGATACAAAACAGACAACCATTTAACAAAGGTGGTAAAATAAGCGTGTACTCGCTAGACCTATGTACGTCCTCGCTCCCAACCAGACCGTCGAGACTTTTCCCTACTCAATCGGCGATCTGCGACGCGACAACCCCAACACCAGCTTTCCGCGCAATCCATCCGATCAAATGCTGGCATCCTGGGACGTTTTCCCAGTCAAAGACCGTCCAGCACCTTCATTTGATCCAGCAACAGAGAATTGCAATCAAGTTAACCCAACGCTAGAAAATGGCGAATGGGTCATGACTTGGGAGGTAAGCCCTGCCAGTTCTAAAGAAATTGCAGAACGCCTAGAACGCAAATCTGCAGAAGTGCGCCAGCAACGCAATCAACTTCTTACTGAATGCGACTGGACCCAGCTCACCGACAGCCCTCTGGATGCCGACGCCAAACTTGCGTGGCAGCTCTACCGCGAAACCCTGCGCATGGTGCCCGAACAGGCTGGATTCCCCTGGAACGTCGAGTGGCCCCCGGTGCCCGGTAGCTGATACGTTGTCAGTTCTAGCTACCGGTGTGCTGTGGAGCTGAGTTAAGCTGAAGCGTAGGCCGCTGCAGGCACTGTGATCGAGATCTACGCCGCCATCCTCGGTGCCTCGATCGGCATTGCTGGCATGTCGGTGTCCGGGTTTACCAGGCGCACCAGCGAATCCCGCGAAGCCGTCATCCGCCTCACTGCAGCAGTCGAAAGCATCGCTGGCCAGCTGCATGAGTTGCATTTGGACATGAAAGCAGATCGAAAAGAGATCTACACGCGGCTCAACGAGCATGGCAACAGGATCACATTGCTTGAAGGAAAGGACCGCTAGCCTCAAGGGGAGGACACTTTATGCCTACCATGCACCTTGAAGAAATCCTGTCCAGCCCGATCACTTGGATCATTGTGGCTGCTGCATCTGAGATCATCGCCCTGTCGCCCCTCAAGGACAACAGCGTGATCCAGATCGTGTTCCATGCGCTCCGCAGCCTGAAAGCAAAAAAGGGCTGATCCCTGATGGCCGCTGGCTTTGGCGTTTCAGCACCCGTTCCGATTGGGACGAGATGCAACGTGCCATCCAGCGTCGCAAGTTCGAAGCCACACTGAAGCCACGGCTTGATGTTGAGATTGAACGCTGGCATCGTAGTCAACCGCCAATGACACCGCCGCCAGTGCGGCTTGATGACCTACACATCCGCGCACCTTGGTATGAGCCCGACGACACCGATCCGGCTGATTGATCTGTTCCGCTACTACAAGCGGTTGGGGCATCAAGATGCCGCGATCCTTGAATTAGAGCAGCGGCTATTAAAGGCAGACCCGACAGCCTTGAATAGGGATCAAGAGTGGTACAGCACTTGGTCATCGGCAGTTGAACCACCCACACCGCAGTGGCCGCTCACAAAAGCTGAGCTGGGCCAGATCATGCTATGCAAGCCAGAGGCGTTGCCTGATGGGTTGATGGACGATCTAGCTCGCTGCTGCGAGGTATTCAAGATCAACACACGCACAGAGCTGGCGTTCTTCCTTGGGCAGTGCGGTCATGAGTCAGCTGGGTTGCGTTATCCCGTCGAGATCCATGACGGCAGCAACTACGAAGGCCGGCGGGACCTAGGCAACGTTCATCCAGGCGACGGTGTCAAGTTCGCTGGCACCGGTTGGCTGCAATGCACTGGCCGCTACAACCACCAGCGCTTCAGCGATTACCTGTCGAGCATTGGCAAGCCTGACCCGAAGGTGATGACGCTGGGCAAGATCTACACCAGTGAGGTTTACCCTTGGACGATCAGTGGCTTCTGGTGGATGGATAACGACATGAAGGGATTGATCCAGCGCGGTGCAAGCGTTGATCAAGTTGGCGCTCGCGTCAACGGTCGAATGCCGCCCAATGGCGCACAGGATCGCCGTGACTACACCACTCGTGCATTCCATATTCTTAGAGCTTGATGACAATTCTCTGTGACTGGCAGATTCGGTCTTATTGTGACCAAGGTTCAATGGTGCAACCGTTCCGTGAGGAACTATTAAATCCAGCAAGCATTGACGTGTTGTTGGGTAATCATTTGATGATTGAGGTTGCTGATGAGCGCGAACTAATAGAAATCGACATCAGCAAGCGTACAGCAGAGCATCCGTATTGGTTGTTGCCGAATGAGTTTTGCTTGGCCGAAACGCAAGAGACATTTAACCTACCAGATTTTGTTAGCGCTCAGTTTGTATTGAAATCAAGCCGTGCTAGAGAAGGATACAATCACCTTTTAGCTGGTTGGTGTGACCCAGGATGGCATGGCAGCAAACTTACGCTTGAGCTAAAAAATGTACGCAGATTTCATGATTTGCCATTGTATCCTGGCTTGAAGATTGGCCAGATAGTATTCCATCGCATGGATTCGATGCCGCATCGCAACTATGCAGAAACCGGCAGATACAATAACGATCAACGGGTTGCTGCTAGTAAAGGCTAAAACACACGGCTTTTGCGTTTAGCGTATAGCTGTAATGCTTGCTCGTAAAATACACGAGCTTGCCATTCTTGACGATGCTCTTTGATCATGCCAGCATAGGTGACACGCCAAATTTTTCCGTTAGCAGTATCAATGAGTTCAAGCTTTGGAGGTTGCATGGCGATAGATTGATAAGGTGATAATAGGTTTTTACAAATGAGCTGGGCGCAATGGATGATTGTTGAACTCCCGGTTGAGGAGCAACTCACTCTAGAGAAGCATGCGCGGATGCCGTTGCACCAAGGCAGCATTGATCAGGTCCGTCAATTGTGCTCAAGCCTGATACGTCAAAACCACATGCAGCAACAGCTATTAAAGCAAGCCACTGGGCGCATCATTGAACTTGAAGCAATGGCAGCGTGCCTTGGCGTTCAAACGTAGCAGTCTTACCCAATGCACATCGGATCTTAACTAATGCACGATCGCGACGTTGTCGGATGCGTTCGCGTGATACATTATGCTGCTTAGCGATAACATGCAAGGCCTGCGGTTCATGACCATGCAAGCCGTAATACCTTTCGATGATATCACGATCAAAATCGTCTAATTGATTGCAGGCGACATAAAAGTCAGCATATCGCTCTTTATTGTTAATGTTTTCGTATAGGTCTTCATTTTCTGTCAACATATCAAGCAGCGGAGAACCATCTTCTTTGGCCAATACATCAAGGCTGGTGTGCATTATTGATCGCTCCATAATCATCCGCAAGTCACTTGCATTGATACCCATAATTTCCGCAACTTGATCTAATGTTGGCATCGCGCCATGCGCTTGCCTGTATTCGTTTTTAATCTTAAATGCGCGATTTACTTTCTCCAACGCATTGGTTGGTATTCTTACAACACGGTCATAGGATTCAAGGCCGCGATTCATCGCTTGTCGAATCCACCAATACGCATACGTGCTGAATTTATATCCTTTTGAGCCATCAAATAATTCCGCAGCGCGCTGCAATCCAACTGTGCCCTCTTGAATCAAATCCATGTGATCCATGCCGGCGCCGCGGATGCGTGATGCAAACCTGCGGCTCACGTGCACCACAAGCCTGAGGTTGCATTTGACAAGTTCCTCACGAGCGCGCAGTCCGGACTTGATCTCACGTCGATCAATGCTGGTCGGGTTAGGTTTATCACGCAGCTCCTGCCAACGCTTGACGCGCCTAGACAGCTTGATCTCTTGATCCGTCGTAAGCAACGGATACTTGCCTACCTCGTTGAGGTAGTCGCGCATGACGTCAGACATCAGTGGGTGGTGGTGATGACCGGCGAATCTTAGCATCAATCTTGGTGCAACCACAACCAAATCGTGCCTTCCGATTCTGCGCTCCAGAACGGTTGCAGCCTGTACCACATTACCCAGTCATCAGAACCCTTGCGGATGTTGCAGGAGGCACAGCAGCTGATCAGGTTCTGCCGTGTGGTTTCGCCGCCTTTGCTGCGTGGACGCACATGATCTAACGTTGTAGCTGGCTTGCCGCAATAAGCGCAACGGTGTTCCCATTCTTCAAGTATCGATTGCCTGAATTGACGCTTGGCGTGACGACGTGGCACAAGATAGCAGCCATCGATGCAGTGATCCACCTAGTCAGTGAGGATAGGCGCTGAGATTGTGAACCCTCGCTCGGAATCAATACAACGGAGCAGCTGCTGTGGGCGTTCTGGAGCAAACCCGAGCTTCATGCCGTACGGGGTGGCGCCAATTAGGCTGCCATTGACGGACCAGTTCTGACCCATCGTCAACTGATGGAAGTGACCCATGAAGGTGTGGTCAGCTTTGATGCCTTGGTCCTGCCTGTAGATCCACTTCTGTAGCGGGATAGTGATGCCTCCGACGCCACCGCCGTAGCGGATCGCATCACCGTGATGAAACCGCAGGCGATGGCCAAGGATTTCGACGTAGTGGATGTTCCCATCGCTGATATCGAAGCTGATGCGAGGCTCCTTGCGGTAGTGCCGTGCAAGGCTCTTGTACATCAGCCATTCGTAGCTGGTGGCCGCAGCATTGCCCGCTCGCATCTTGTCTGTCGTGCGGCCATGGTTCCCGAAGCTGCATGGCACGATGATCTGCTCAAAATCGCCGTGTTCCAGGAGGTGATCAAGGCCAGCAACGATGGCACGCTCGCATTCGATCAACTGCTGTGTCGGGCTGAGCAGTTGCGTCTCGACTTGATCAGGATGCAGCCAGTTGTCTATCAGATCACCGCCAAGCCAGATGACGCATTTGCTCACTTCAGTGGTGGAGCGGAGCATCCGCACAACCCGCAGTGTGTTGCGGAACAGGTTGGCGGCACGTTCATGGAAGATACCAACGTCGTAGTGGTTGAGGTTGCAGACCGTTGCGGGATCGACGTTGGCACCGCAATGCCAGTCCGAGCAGAGCAGCAGTGGCACGGTCTCGCTGCGTTTGCCTGTGGCGCCTGTGGCAAGCGATGCGGGCTGCTCAATGTCACGGATCTCCAGTGCCGTGGCCAGCTGCTCCTGCAGGCTTTCGACTTTTGTCAGCAGTCGATCTTGATCGCTGGATTGGTTGCGAACTTGCTCTCGGAGTCGGCGGTTCTCAATCTGCAGCTGCGTCAATGCTTCCTGCGTGTCTCCCTTGCCATTGGGGCAGTGCCCAGCCTTGCAATACAGCTCACCGCTGGCTTCATCTCGATACAGCAGATCCGCAGGAAGTTTCTCCCGGCAACGACGTGTGCGGCGACAAGTGAACTTAAGCTGCTCGTCAGCCGCCATGTAGAGGGGCGCTGTATGTGCTCATTGTAACGCTAGTGGGCATCCAGCTCTTCAGCGATGGCAATCAAGCGGATGCGGTCTTGCTTGCAGTACAGCGCAGCAGCACGCAGGGCGGCAGCAACGCCTCGGCAATCTTTTTTCGTAGGGCTATCCAACCACCCATATCCGATCATGTAAGCATCCAAAATAGCAAGAGCTGGCGCTGACATAGACTCAAGACAAGGATCATCAAACAAATCGGAACTTAGCTCTATTTCAACAATTGGTGAAAGTTCAGTCATCAGAATTTAGAGATAGGTCAGAAAAGAACTTGGTGCGATCTGGCACTTGATTTGCTACGGCATTTGCCATTCGCAAATAGCCAACGCGCATCTCGTGAACCAGAGCTTCAAGGTTTTCGATTTGGGTTTTAAGATCGGAGTCAGTCATTGATAAGAGGCTTTAGTTGACAACGGACAAACCGCCTTTGCAATCCAGTCCAACCGTAAGAGAAACTGTGCGAGTCATTTTAATGTCGCCCACGGCCTTCTTAAACTCTTCGGTTTCCTTGTCTGGATGCTTTGGTTCGTACTGCATGGTTTTTGGATTCAGGCGGTTGCACTCAGGATCACCGAGGTAATAGGTGTTAAGTGCCGCTTGTGCTTCTTTAATTTGCTCAGAGTCAAGATGAAACGACACTGGCACTTGAAAGGTTGCAATGACATCCAATCGGGACTCAAGATCAGTTGAACTATCTGGAGATCCTGGATGGTTGCCCCAGCGGGCGAGGGCTGCGCGAACCAGATCAACTTGACCAAGCTCGGCTTTTTCGATTTCGTCCGCAAGCGCAATGATCTGCATAACAGTTGGCCCCTCCGGCTCGGGCTTGGCCAGCGCGGCGCGGGCTCTCAGCACCAGAGGGGAAGAGTGCATCCGATCCGTGGGAATACCACTGTCAATGGCATCAACCAGCTCGGCGCACAGTTGTTTGTAATCAGTCATCAAGTTGCTCCAGTGCGTGGCAGTCAATCATTGGAAGATTCCTCCATGGTGTCAATAAAATCAAGAAGTTGTTTGCGAATACCCATTCGATTGAGGCGAACGGCTTCGTTGGTGTAAGTATTCGCCTCATGCGGTATGTTAGGTACAACAGAATCGACCAATGCCTGTAATGATTTCTTTGTCAGTACAGACCGAGAGTCTGTAAGCACCGCGCGATAACGCACACCATCAAGCACATGCTGAAGCGAATCGCAGCCATGTAATGGGTGCCACCACCCTGCATCAACAAGCATGGCGCCGTCCATGCTGCCGTCACCGGGCTCATAGCCTGGCTTCATGAATTGGGAAACGTAAAGATCAGTCATTAGGTAGGGCCTCCAGTGCGCGGCGGATGGCGTTATAGGTTCGCTCTTTGTCCTTAGGATCAGGTTCGCCGTAGATGTAGGTGTCCAATGCGTCATACGCCTGCGCCTTTAAGCTCGGCGGCTTGGGGCGGCGGGCATCGCGGAGTTTGTTTGGATGGTCCGGATGCCACCCTTCCAGTAGAAACCACTCACAGCACGCCTCCAGTTCCTGATCAGCGCCCCAGCGTGCGGCTTGGGTGGCGATGCACTGCGAGATACCAAGCTGGCCGCCTTCTGGACCGGCTTCCAGCCATTCTTCCAGCCACTTTCCCACCAACTCAGGCGGGGGTGTGATCGGATGGTTGTTGTCAGTCATGGTTGTTGTTTGATAAAGGAATAAAGTGTTTCAATGT